GCCTTCTTCTCGCTGGTACTTGAGTACTTCCTTCAGGTACTTGAGTTTGGTCAGTCCACTGTTAGCTAGGTGCCTTACCTGCTCGTTAGTAAGGTTGCTTGTGTCAAAGTCAAAGTGGTTAGTATCCACAGCTTCACCCCCTACATAGCCAGTTTGCTATCTCATCCAGCTTCCCTGATATATGCTGCCGCTCAAACTCCACAGTATACACAGCTCCCTCAGGCATGATGCAGCAACTGATGGTTAGCTGCCTGTACTGTGCCGCCAGCTCAAACAACTGGTGCAAAGCTTGAGCATCCCTGATTGCTTCGATAGTTCGCTCACTGTATCTTGGCTGCTCCATACTTACCTCCCTTCGTTACTCATTCTCCATTGCATACCTCAGTATACAACTCCATGTTGACAATGTCAACTGGTTGGGCCTGAAAAATGATGCTCTACGCACCATAACTGAACACCTACTGAGTTGTTTTGAGTCTGTTTGAACTAGTTTGAAGCTGACTGGCTGGCAACTAAGCTCAGTCATTTTGCTTCACTAGTGCTTACACTAGGTTGAGTGTTTTGGCGAGCCGCATCCTAATGCTGAACACTTTGTTCCCGTCGCCCTTAGCATCAGCATACAGCTCATTCCAGGTTTTGCCAGTTTCTGCTTCAGCAACCTCATCACCGTGCTCTTTGAGCAGTTCAGCGGTACTAGCGAACTTTTTGCCTTTGCCTGCATGAGTTCCACCAGTGCCACCAGCACTTTGACGCTTAATCAGCCTGCAGCTCGTGATACTCTCTTCAAAGTCTTGACTGTACCACACTCCCTCAGCAGCATCCAGCTCACCTTTGTCGTAAGCTTCAGCTACTACCGCATCAATAGCGGACTTGAGCTTGAGAGTGATACTGGCCAGGGCAGCGAGCTTCGCATCATGGGCAGCTTTTTCAGCTCCAGCTTGCTGTGTCACAATCTGCTTAGAGATTGCAGCTACAGCTCGCATATCGCCCTTGTCAAACGCTGCGTCCAGTTCGGCTTTGAGTTGCTGAAGAGTCTTTAGCTCTTCTGTCATCTTGACACCTCCATCATATTTTGTACTTAGGTCAGTGAGTTGTGGGTTAGTGTCTAATGACGTTGCCACTCCATCAGACATATTCGATTGTACTTAGTGTAAGGGTTATACCCTCTGTGAGTGTTCCATCCGTTTCGCTCCTGTCCGTTCTGTCATGATTCATTATCGCACTATGGGAATCAAGTGTCAAGACCAGTGAAACGAACTGGCGACCATTGGTGAGCGTTGTGCTAATCCCAGCTCTTTCAATCGAGCAATATCTCCCCCATGCTCACGTTCTCATATGCTCATGGTTGAGCGGTTAGGCCAGCGCCATGTGTCCGTAATGGTGCTCAGTCTGCGGACAGTTGGCAAGCGAACATATGTTCTAATGGGCTGAGGGGAGTGCTTAACATAATGTTTCCTTATCCTTGCCCTTACTGTTTGCTGTACCCTAACACTTAGCATCCAGCTAATAATTGAGGTACGGTCAACCTACTTTGATGAGTACTTTGTTGTTTTAGAGCTTATCTTGGAAATTACTCAAAATGTAAAATTCAATACTTACTATACTTACTATACTTACTAGTTACTAGGTGGGGTGGTAGACCGCTTGTCGCCCTGCAGCTCTAGCACCTTATGAATAGTGGTGTGGATATACTCCAGAGTCTCTGCAGCGATACGGCCAAGCATGATGTCAGTCCCGAGGGGAACTACGATTACGTTGGAGTGAGTCAAGCTAGCAATCTGCTGTACAGCTTGCGGAGGTAGCTGTGGTACTCCAACTGGTACCTGTATCACTACCAGCCCAACTTGGCTTATGAGTGGTCTTCCATCAGGCCCATACACTAGCTTGTTCCCATTTCCACTTGTCACTTACTTCCTCCTACTGTTCCTATCTATTAGTTCCTTAGCTTTCCACAGTCTGCTCAGCTTCTCTTTAGCACCTGGAGTACACTCTACCAAGTTGTGATAAGCTTCCTCTATCCCCTTATATCTCAGCTCAGTACCAAACTTAAATGCTTCATCCCAGCTCCAGGGTATCAGTACAGGTACATTACAGAACTTGCATATCCAAGTGCTCTTCTTATCCACTGTTACATACCAGTGAGCTCCACTCTCACTCTGTGGACAGTGAGCATCTGGGTATGCTATTCCATTCTGGTTGATAGCTCGTTTCTTTACCATTAGCTTGTTCCTTTGTTACCAATCCTTAGGTGCTCCTCCATAAACTTCTATCTCGCTCCGCAGCTCAGCTAGCATAGCACCTAGATGAATAATACGGTCAACATTTTGAGACTCAGCTACCTTGACTCTCTCTAACTTGATTCTCTGTACTACTGCAGCCCTTCTCCTCATTATCTTGAGCCTATTGACTCGGGTCTCATCAGTCATAGGTTGTCGCTTTCTTCCTCTCGTCTCCACTCTAGGATTGTTCTCAATATGCTGTATGCCTCTCTCTATCCAGCAGTTAGCATGGAACCTCATCTTGAACGGCCAGTTGACTGCGTTTCCATCTCTCTTTCGCCAGTACTTACACACTACCATATAGTCATTATTCTCTATTGGCTTCTCACAGTGGTAGCACTTGGCAGTCTTCCTGCACTTGGTCAGCCATACGTCCACTTGTCTCTAACTGCTCCTTCTTTATCCTTATATATATTATATCACTCTCCATATCCCAGTGTCAATACAGTAATAGAGTAGAGGTATATATATGTAAATAGATATATATCTAACTGTTATATGGTTTAATTTATTATATATATTGACACCCAGCTACTACTGTGATATAATGTAAGTATGATGGGAGAACTATATGCAAGAAGATAACGGTGCTAACAAGCTTGACACTAACGCTGAGATAATCGCTCCTGAAGAGGCTAGACGAGTACAGGCTGTAGCAGCTAGACATGAAGTTACTCAAGAGGAACAGATAGCTCAGTCTCTCATCCCTTACAACCATGATGATGCTAGAGCAAAGTATCTTGGCTACCGCTCCAGTGGATTCACTACCAGAGAAGCCCTCAAACTGATAGGTTATGGTGCAAGTGCACTATCCATGTGGAGGAGAGACAGTGAGTTCCTAGCTATCGAGAATGACTTACCAAGATACAGGAAGCAGCTAGCTAACGAATACGTCCACTTGGAATTTATCCGTAACTACCGCCTAGTACTTCTGAAAGACTACAGAGTCTACCAGAGGAGCCTTACTACTGAGAAAGATATAGAGGGGCACATTCTCCCTATGTCTGACCAGGACCATGACTATCTGCTGAAGGCTCGTACTCACTACACTCCACAGCAGCTCCAAATAATTGAGTCACTTATGTCTGGCACTGAGCCTGGTAAGGAATTTAACTTCACTGACTTCATTCTGGCAGCTGCAGCTCAGACCAAGAAGCGGGTAACTGTGGAGTCCAAGAAGGCTACATTTGAACTGACTAGGGAGGAGATAACTACAAGCGAGGAGGCAGCTACCAGTGAGACGTAGTCCATCACCTAAACAGTCAGCGGCAAGTAGGCATAACATCAGAAAGGCTCAGCTCAGTAGGTACAGACGGACTGAGCCACGCAGTCTAGGGCGAATGCGAAAGAGAGGGAAGTACTAACTAACTAATACTAGCTTCTGTGTATGGGAGGTTACTATGGCAGAGAAGTGGATAGCTAAGGCAATCAAGCGACCTGGAGCCTTAACTAGAAAGGCAAAAGCCGCTGGTATGACTACCAAGCAGTATGCTCGAGCTCATAAGTCAAGTAAGGGAACTACAGGTAGGCAATCTAGACTGGCTATCACTCTATCCAAAATGCCTAAGAGGGGAAGTAAATCAGCTACTAAGAGAGCAAGGAAAGTGAGGAGATAACACTTGTCCACTAGTTCCCAGACTAACTCTCAAATGTCAGTACAGGATGCTATGCAACTGTTGCTAAGTGACAGGCGACAGTTCATGGAAACTCTCTATGAGATTGAGAGTAAAGACCGAGAAGTAGTCCCTCTCAAACTTAATCCCATACAGTCTGATATGTACGGTACTCGTACAGGCAGGGACATATATGTCAAGCCAAGTCAGGTGGGAGCTACTACTTTCTTTGTAGCCGACTACCTAGCTGATGTAATGACTATTCCTGGTACTACTGCAGTAATAATCTCCTATGATGAGTTTATCAGTGGAAGACTGTTGAGAAAGGCCTATACTATCTATAACCATCTAGCTCAACGTGTACCAACTATTCCAACGCTGGGCCACGGTTCAACCTACGAAATGACTTTCCCAGCCATCAACTCAAGCTTCTATATAGCCTCAGCAGGTAAGTTTAGTATGCCTAGAGGAGAGCCGATACATAAATTACTTCTGGATGAGTTCGCATTCTGGCCTACTGACTCTCCAGAGAAGGTATTTGCTTCTGCAATACAGCGAGTTCCTCTCTCTGAGGGTACTAACATAGATATCCTCTCCACTCCCAATGGAGAAGCTAATGACTTCTATGAGCTCTATGTAGCTGCCAAGGAAGGAAAGGAGTTTGGTAAGTCTGTCTACAAGCACCACTTCTACAGGTGGTTTGACCTTCCTGAATATCAGCTAGCTCCAGACAGTCCATTTGCTCTCCCTGGCGACACTGCACCTGAGCTTACCAGCATTACTCCAGATGAGTCTAAGCTGATGGTAAACTGGGGCGTAAACTTTAATCAGATTCGCTGGAGACGCTACAAAATAGCTGAGATGGAGAGCTTACGGAGAAATAGTGATACTCGACTTCTCTTTGGCCAGGAATATCCAGAGGACGACATCAGTTGTTTCATATCAGCTGGAGACCAAGTATATGACTCAGAGCAAGTGAATCAACTAGCTAAGGACTGTTATCCAGCTCCTTACCATAAGCTCTACACTGATATCTGGTATGATATGGAACCTGAAGCAACCTATCTCCTCTCTATTGACCCTGGTCTAGGCAAGATAAGTGAGTCTGTAGCTACAGTGTGGAAGTTCCTGGAGTCTGAGTTTATCCACTGCGCTACTCTCTCTGGACTCTATGCTGGCTTTGAAATGGCTCAGAAGTGTATGCAGTTGGCAGAATACTATAATGGAGCTATCATTACAACTGAGAATGCGTTGGATATAGTTAGTCACTTATCTAACTACCATAACTTATACTACTACACTAACCCTGTAGATGGTAAACAGGACACTCGAGTCATAGGCTGGCAAACTAACACTAAGACCAAGCCGTACATGATAAATGAGCTGGCTAGGCATCTAAGTAAAATTAAGACTCACGATATAAGACTAGTGAGTCAGCTCAGAAATATCCGCTGGGTACAAGGGAAGAGAGGAGAGCGAGCAGTATCAGTAGGTATGGATGACTACCATGACTCAGCTGCAATAGCTATAGCCTGCCGCCAAGCTGCTCCTGTATTCAGAGGAGTGATAGGAACAGCAGGCTGGAGTGACTCCTGGGGTAAGCGAAGATAACTAATGAGGAGAAGATACTATGGCAAACACCCTTACTGCAAGTAATATAACTAGCCGTGCACTTACTCTCAAGTCTCACTGGCAAAGGAGAAATACAAAGTTTCTAGACTGGTACAGAACTCTCCAACTGAAGGACGAACTTGAGCAAGAGAATATGGAGAGCTTTGTGAGCTCAGACCCTCGCTCTGCCTACAACCTGCTTCTCCATATGCTCAACTCCCCTCGTATTCCTCACCGCATACCTCCTGAGCTGGTCACTCCTGAGCTAGTTATTCCAGCAGGCAACCTAAGCAAACTGCTTGATGTAGCCTGGCAAGATGTGTTCACTAGATACAGACTCTCTGGTAGAGCTAGCTGGATGCGAGACTTAATAGGCTTTATGCTTGCTACAGGCTGGTACTCAGTCATAGCAATGACTTCTCAGGATGGCACTCACTGTATTGCAGAAGTACTGAATCCAGGCACAGTCTTTCCAGTCTGGGATGATGAGCTGGTGGAGTGTGCTAGGATAGACTCAATCTCGGCTGGAGCTGCAGCTAGACTCATAGCTCGTAACCAGTGGAAGGTGGCAGTACCTAAAATTTCAGTACTTATCTACGACTACTGGTACATAGAGGCTAACCAAGTGATGAACGCAGTAGTATTGGGAGATGCTCTAGCTAAGCCTTCTACTCCTGAGACTCGCTTCTCCCGTATACCTATCTTTACTGCCCCTGTTGGAGGCCTGCCTGATACTGGCATCCTATCTCAAGACCCTGAAGCTTGGAAGGAAGACATAGGACAGGCAAGCTTAGCCACTGCTGAATCTGTCTATAGGTCAATGAACAAGTGGTGGACTTTCTCCATGCAGCTACTGAGAGACACTGCTCAGTCTCGCTGGTTTGAGCGGTCTGCTGGTGGCAAACCTATCTTGAAGAAAGAGGACCTATATAAGAGAGGCTTCATAGCCAGACTAGGCCCTAACGATGAGGTTGGCCCTCTTCCTGTTCCTCCCATACCAGTGGAGCTCAGAAGTATGCAGCTTGATATGGAAGCTATGCTGCAGAGAGCTGGCCCTCCCTGGTCTATGTTTGGAACTAGCACTCAAGGTATGACTGCCTATGCTATGGCACAAATAGCTTCTGGTGCTGCTCAGATGGCGCAGCCTTATCATCAAGGAGTAATAGATGTTCTGACTGACATAGATAACTTCTGGCTGGAGCAAATAAGAGCAAGTGGCTCTAAGCCTTACGGCATGGGTTTTCCTAAGGAGCTGCCTGAAACTACCAGAGTAACTGCATCTTATGACATACGGATACCTGGAGACATCATACAGCGAGCAACAGTAGCTCGTATGCTTGACCCAGACTTCCGCCTAAGCTCCACTAGGGTAACTGAAGAACTCTTCCCTGAGGTCAAGAATCCTATGGAGGAAAAGGCTCAGGTCATGGCTGACAAAGCTGAGACTCATCCTATCCGAGCCTATATATCACTTATACTTTCTCTTAGGCAGGAGGCAGCTACTATCAGGAAAACTCCAGGTGGCAATACTGAAGCAGCTAGACTGTATGAGCTGGCTGCCAATAATATCGAACAGAGTCTAGGAGTATCTACACAGGAGCAACCCACTCAGCAGGCATCAGCTAGGCCTGAGGTAGTGCCTAACCGAGAGCAGACTCTTAACAACAGGAATGGTGAGGCCCCTACTCCAGTCTCGTAAGGAGAACTAATATGAGTGATGGTGAACAGTTTCTATCGGACCTTAAGAAGTGGCAAGACCAAGCTAAGCTATTTAGTAAGCAGGTAGATACTGCTGCTAGTAAATTGGCTAAGGTACAAGCTATTGCTCAGCCAACTCAGCAGCCTCCTCTACTATCCAAGATTATACCTGGCTACAAGACTCCATCATGGATTGCTAAGCTTAAAGGTATGCCTACTCCTTCAAGTGTAATTGGAAAGCAAGCTGAGCTAGTAGCTGCTGGTCTAGAATTTGGTGATGCTGAGCGCAAGGAGTATGCGTCAGCAGTACAGAACTATGCTCGTGCTACCTGGTTCTCGAACTTCTATTCAGCTGCTCCTCAACTAGTGAAGTCTGGTAAAGTAAATACTGTAGATGACTATCTTACAGCTATGAAGTCCGACCCAGAAGGCATCCTTACACCTGACGATATGGCTGCAGCTACTGAATCTCTAGCTAGAATGAAGGAAACTTACCCTCTCACTGACACTGGAGCTCCATCCTGGTCTGAAGCTACTGGTGAGGAAGAGGAGCAAGTAAGAGAGTTCCTCAGAGGAATGTCAGAAGCTATCCCTATGCAGTCAGTAACTACTATGACTACTACTGAGATAGCTAAGGCTCTAAAATTCATCACTCCAGTACCTGAGCTTCCTGAAGGCTGGACTGACGAAGATATACTGAAGACAGCGGCTCTTATGGGTATACCTGCTGAAGCTCTAGCTGATGCTAGTACAATAGAAGCTGTTGTAGAGGAGTTTAGTAGACAGGCTCAGGAGCAGGAGCAGAAGATTAAAGATGTACTGGCAGGATTGTCTGAGTGGGAGAAGCCCAAGCTGTCAGTTGGTGAGCGGCTTAAGCTCCTTGCTATATCACCTTTCCAAGCTGTATCAGAAACTATGCAACCATATATCCAAAATGTAACTTACCCTATCTCTGGGTTCTGGGTATTGACTTGGCAGCGATTCTTGGCTGGTACTCAGGACTTAGAGCGTAACTTCGACCAGCTCAGAGCTGAGGGAAAGAGTGTCTGGAGTAGCTTAGGAGAATCATACACTAAGGACGACTCTATTCCTTGGTGGGGAAAGCTTGCTATCGAAATCTTTAGTGACCCAATCACTTATATCCCTGGCTGGGGACTGTCTGCTCCAGCAAAGGCAGCTAAGCTAATCGGACTAGTGAAGGTCAGCCGAGCCCTAACAACTATAAATAGAGGTATGTACGTTGGCCTTGATGTGCCATTTACTACTCTCAAAGCATACTGGCTTAGACTGCCAAAGTCATTTAAGCAGGAAGTTGTCGCAAGTAGTGACCAATTTATCGAGCACCTGGAAGTATCTATGCAGCAGGTCAATCCAGGTAAGACTTACTTCAATGCAGCTGACTTTGAGAAAACTATAACTGCAGCTGTAGATTCTTTTAGAGCTAATCCAGCAGCAAATGATACACTTACTACCTTTGGCAGTGAACTGCATAAGTTTACTCATATGAATCCTGAACAGATTGAGATGTGGAGCAGGAAGCTTGGCGGCAAACTGACTAAGGAAGCTGCTAATGCTCCATCTATATCTCAGACTGTCAATGATGCTATGGCTCAGATGGTAAACAAGACACTACCTGCTGAAGCTGCAGCTAAGGTAATTGCATCTGCTCTTGATGTTGCTGATGAGCCTGTTGTTATCAAGCAGGTAATCAAAGATGCTAATGTGTGGGTAGGTAAGAGTCTCAAGCGCATCCAAGCGTCTATTGATATAGCCAAGACAACCACTACTACCAATCCCTACCATGAAGCTGCAGCTTATCTCAGGAAGACTCAGCAAGCATTACTTGAGGCTGAACTGAAGTCTAAAAAAGCTTCTGGTGACTTCCTCTCTGGTGTTATACTTGGTCTCCAGCGATACACTGACAAATTTGAGAACGGCAGATTTCATCTAACTGTTGACCGCTATCTTACTAAGTTCATGGCAGAAGCTTACCTTGGTAACGCATCCTATGCTATCTGGAATGCTTTTGAAGGTGTTGCTATCTCCATGTTAGAAGGAGTAGTTCCAGGAGTAACTAAACTTAGTGTAGCTAGGGAAATGTTTAGAGGTACGATTGGACTTGATGCATCTATCAGAAGTACTATAGAGCAGCTCGAGAAGGCTGCTAGTGATGTTGCTGGTATGAAGCTTAATAATCCTAACCGTATTAGTTTGATTAGGATGCCTGAACTATTCAAGATACCTTTTACTGACATTGAACTGAAAACTCCCAGCTGGATGAAGCAACTAGAGTGGGTGCTTGGTGGTAAGTACATAGATGCCTCTAACACTTTGGGTAACATTATTAGGGTGAACTTCATTACTAAGAAGATGGCACAGCATCTATATAGGCTAGCTGAGGATAAGTACGGCACTCGGTTTGTTATAGAAAGAATTGCTAAACTAGCTAAGGGAGCTCCTAAGTTATCCTCTAACAGTAGATTAGGCCTGTCAAAGGAAGTATTAGAGGACGATATGTTCTACAGGATACTGTCAGGTGACATAGAGCAAGTGCTAGCTGCTCACGAAATCTATACTAATGGCTCACTAATGCAGGCTGAGCAGCTCAAGATTCTTCGTAAGTACACATCAATAACTCCTAGAGCACGAGTACTTGCTGAGGAAGATATCAAAGCTAACCTAGTAATGATTACTGACATACAACCTTACAGTAAGGTGGCTGACAGTCTTGCCTCTGGTATGACTACTGAAGAAGCAGTGGAGGCTGGTGCTACTCAAAGTATGGTAGACTATGTGAGTAGTGTGTGGAAGAAGATAGATAAGAACCGAACACTGTATGGTGTCACTGACAGCTCCCAGATGAAGGCTGCTGTACTATCTGAAGTAAGAAGAGAAGTGCCTGACCGTATCACTGACTTTGCCAAAAAGGTAGTGGGTGAGTCTATCAAAGACCTGAAGCTCCGTCCTGGCTCAATGCCTGACACCTTTGAAGCATTTGCTAACAAGCTAGACATGATAGAAATTAAGGATGCTGATACTCTCATGAGTGTGTATCAGTCATACAGGGTACTGGCAGCTGATGCTAGTAACCTTCCTTCCTTTCTAATGACTCAAGCTATGGAAGAAGCAGCACCACTGAGAGGAGTTAGAGGTGGTGAGCGAGCTATAGATAAACTGTTCGTAGCTAAACGTGCTGAACTTGAAGCTGCAGTCTCTAAGGCTGACTTTGCACTTGAACGAATTAAGAACAAGATAGTGGCTAACACAAACCTAATCACTACTGACCAGGCAGATGCACTTATCCGTACACTGGATGGTATGACAGCTCGTAACTCACTAAAGGCTAGCACACTAGCTCTTGACCGTGACTTACTAGATAAGTTCTGGACAACAAAGAGAGTTGAGCGCGACTACGATAAATTTTGGCATGAGCGGCAAGCAATCTGGGTGGGCCATATGCAAGAGGATGCTGTATTAGCAGGTCAGGAGTTTGTAGCTGGTGGAGATTATGCTAAACTCTACTCTCGTCTACCTCCTGAGAAGCTCACTCCAGTGGATGCCACTAACAGAGCACTATCCCAGGATGATGTAGCTAAAATACTTGGCACTAACGTAGATGGACTGTCCTCTGGCCTGATGGATAATACTGCTCTCACTCAGTTCAAGGCGCACTTTGTTCAGATGGTGCTACAGCGTGCTAATGGAAGACCTGACCTATTCAAAGAGATTACTGAGCAGAAGATAGGCACAGTTTATGATGAGATACTCCAAGGTATGAAGATGTCACCTGAGAAAGCTATAGCTGAGCAGAAGATTATGCTAGAGGGTGAGAGTATGCGGCAGGAGCTTGTTACTCTCAAGCTGAATGGTGGACTGTCTCCTAGTGATGAGAAGGCTGTGCATATCTGGATAGATAACGCAGCTAAAGGAATGAAGAGTATCTTCAATGAGAGTACTGGAATAACCAAGGCAGATTGGCTAGCAATTCGTCAAGAAGCTTCTCACTTGGCTCATCAGGACTACTACAAAGCTTTCGCTGACTATACTAACCAAAATATAATTGACGCCATGATGCGTACTGTCATGCCATTCTGGAACTACCATCTGTATCGCTGGTTCTTCCTACCCCGCACCTTTGTCAGGCATCCTGGTGTAGCTCTAGCTTGGGGTAAGTATAACAACTACACTGACAATGGCTATGTGCATATACCTAACTCCAACCTAGACATGAATCCATTTGTTAGCAGCGTAATGGGTGCTACCTTTGGTCTAGCTCGGCACGACTTCAAAAGTTACTACAATAACCTTGGTCTGCTGGGAGAAGGTCTTGACTTCTGGATGAGGAGAGGATTCTTCCCTGGAGCTCAAATCATGCTACCTGTCACAATAATGAGCTCAGTGGTATCAGGTAGAACTCCTGAGTTAGGCGAAATGCTACCTCCAGTAGGCAATTTTGGTCTAGGTCTATTTACTGGTAGTAACATACCTGGAGTAAAGGATGCTGCTATCTGGCTACAGGATAGAGTCTTCCATAATAACTTCCGAGACTACTACATCTCTACTGAGATAGCAGCAATGCAGGCAGATGCTGGTGGCAACCTTATAGGAGGCCAGAGTGGAGTTGACCTATGGTTCAAGATAAAGGATAAAGTCAAGCTGACTGAGGAAGAGCAGAATCTTTGGGATGAAGCTTATAGACGCACTGCCTGGTATGGTGTACTCAGGAGCCAGTTCCCACAGTTCAGAGTTCGAGAAGAAGAATATACTGAAGCCTTCCTGCAAGTGACTAAGCTAATAGAGTCTCAGCTAGGTATGACTGCTGAGTATCAGGAGTACCTGTGGCAGCATAACCTACGTCCTACTGATATAGTAGGTGGTCTTCCTCTCGACCTCAAGAACTCTCTAGACCAGATGTGGCAGTGGAAAATCTGGTTTGGTAGAGGACAAATCCTCATGCCTGCTGACCAGAATGACTTGGCTGGCAAGATAAACAGCTACTGGAACTTAGTTAAGTCCTACCAGACTGATAGGATAACTAGGCAGACTGATACTGATGCTGGCTTCCTGACTCCCACTGACAAACTGCACTTCACTGGCAGTGAGTGGCGTACTGAGTACGCTGATAATTGGTCACAGTATGCACTGGCAGTGGAAGACCTGGCAAACTATGACACTCATCCTGAATTTGCTGATGCTATAGATGCTATGACTCCTGAGGGTCAGGTAAGACTGGCTAAGACAATGGGGTATGCTGTACCAGTTAGTGGCCCTCTAGATGAGGCTATCAATCTATACTTCTCTCTTGAGCTTAAGAAGAAGAAAGACCCTTACACTGGCGAAGAAGATGATGATTACTTAGGCTTCTGGCTGAACCGAGAAGCTGTAAGGCAAGCTCTAACAGATGAGCAGAGACAAGACTTTGACGCTTACATCAGGCGCTATGAGACTCCTATGGAGCGGCTGTTCAAAGATGTAACTAACAGGTACTTACGAGGCTACCGTGCAACTACTCGTATTATGCTTGAGGATTATACTAATGAACAGCAAGCTCTCATAGCTGAGTTCTATGCTGACAAAACAACTCTCGAGCGGAAGCAGGAGATACAAGCTATGACTAATCCTAAGTCTGGTAGGCAGCTTATATCCGAGTGGAGCAGTATCTTGTCTGATGCTCGAGCCAGCTTACGTACAGTATCTCCTAAGCTTGACTTCTGGCTCTATGTGTTTGGCTACACTACTGTTCCAAAGACAGATGCTGCTCAGTCCATGATAAGCAAGTGGGAGCAGGATAAATCAAGTATATTGGCAGGATACTAACATGGATACAGTTAAGCTTACTCAGGACTTTGAGGATAACTTTGAGAAGCTCATCTGTGTCAGTCACAACAGTGGCTTGCACTTCTGGGATATACTCAGAGTAGTGGTGGTTATGGTACCTAAGCTAGTCATGCTGGCTGATGTGGAGTACTACAAGAACCAGCAGAGAGGTGGTAAGGAATAATATATATAATAATATGATATAACAGTAACTGTATATATTATTACTTCTATATATTGACAACGGCGCTGGGATATGGTAAACTGAAGTTAGAATAGGAGGATACTATGACAGACCAAAATCAGGCTCCTGACCAGCCTAAGCTAGTTCCTGAAAAGGATTTGCTAGCGTTGAAGGCTGCAAAGGAGAGTCTGGAGCAGAAGCTTAAGGAAACTGAGTCCACCCTCACTTCCACTGTAGAGACTCACAGGAAGAGTCTGGATGAAGTAACCAACAAGCTCTTTGCTGCAGAGGCTTCTGTAAAGAAGTTTGAGGAACAACTAAGTGAGAGTGCAAAGTCTGGAAAAGACTACGCGGAGGTCAAAGCTAAGCTGGAGGCTGCTGAGAAGAAAGCTGGTGAACTAAGCATTAAGACTCTTGAATATCGCAAGAAGCTTATCGCTGACACCTTCAAGATACCAGCCGACTCGCTCAAGGATAAGTCTCTAGAACAGCTAGACCTATATGAGGAAGCTCTCAAAGCCGTGCAAGCTGCCAGGGGAGCAGGGAATTATGCGCTACCTGGAGCACCTGGGAATGGAGCTGCTCCTATGCCAGCCAGGGAGAGAATCAGAACTGGCTTCGATGCTTTGCATCCCAGCGGATAACTAAAAGTAATTAGAGGAGGAACACATGGCAATAGTCGGTCATTTCGAATCACTTGCCGAGGCTCAAAAGCTTGTTCGTAGCGAGCTGTTGGCTGGTGTAGTGCAGGAAATCTACGAGGAAGGTCAGCTACTCAAGATGCTTCCTGTAACTACTATCAATGCAAAGTCACTGCTGTACAACAGGGAAAAGACTCTTCCATCAGCAGCTTTCTTTGACATACACGAGCAAATTCCCTGGACTGCTGACACTAACTTCACAGCACAGGTAGAAGTGTCTCTCAAGACAGTGGCAAGACAAGATGTGCTGGATAACTTCATGATGAAGACCTACAAGACTCCTAACGACTACAGGTCTATCATACTGTCCATGCTGAGGAAAGGCTGCATGAGAACCTTGGAGGACAAGATTGTCTATGGCAATATAGATAATGATGCAGCTGAGTTCGATGGACTTGGTCACTTGCTCTACGCCGACATCGCTGGTGCCGAAGCCTGGGCAGCTGCCAATCCTCAAGCTTATGACATGGGTGGCGTTGCAGCTCCTGTCACTCTCAAGGTACTTCGAGAACTTATTGATGCAGTCCGACCTAAACCTACCTGTCTTCTCATGACTCGTACTATGCGCAACACTCTCAGTGCAGTAGCCTTTGAAAAGGGTATTGTGCTGGCTAGTGCTACAGGCGGCGGCCGCATCACTTACGGGCCTGACGAGTTTGGCAGACGAGTAGACTACTTCGATGGTGTACCTATCCTTATCTCTGACTACCTACTGGATGAGACTGATAACACTGTTAACAAGGATGATGGTAATGACTCAGGAATCTCCAGCATCTGGGCAATCCGCTTCGGTCAGATTGAGGATGGCGGTCTGTGCATGGTGACAGGCGGAGACACTGGTGGAGTGGACTTCTTCAAGATGGTGGAACTACCAGACCTGGAAGACTACGATGCTGGTGGTATCCGCTTGGTAGCATACATGGCTCTAGCAAATGGCAGTACCAAGTCACTGGCTGTTATACACAGCATTGATGAGGATGGTGTCATAGTAGGCTAGACCAAAGTATGCAGAGTTTCAATAGGGTTCTCTATAAAAACACCAAAATATGATAGGAGAGTCTAAGTGAGTAAAACAAGTCCAATAATGATTAACCAAGACCTGAGAGCAGTAAATGGGAAAACTATTCAATTCCCAAACTGGTCAGCCAACAATGCTGATGAACCTCTGTGGGGGAACCTACATATTCCTGATGTCTATGGTGCTGCCCATTCAGTACAGCAGTATCCAATAGGTACAGTATTCAGGGATGATGGTAGGACATTTGTCTATGGTAAGTGGTCAGCCACTACGACACTAAAGACCTCTGGCTACATGGTATGTACTGTGGCTACCTACAAAGACCTATCCAACGCTGTTATTAGTGGTGCGGCTGGTGCTAATACCGTTATAGTGAACTATGGTGGAGCCTGTGCTGTCAACAAATATGCTGGCGGATACATGGGCATAAAGGGTAACAACTACAGGAGCTTCCGAATTATCAGCAATACAGTACAGGATGCTTCCAACTACGTTACTTTCACTCTTGATGGCACCTTCATCAATGCCTGCACTACCACTGATGATGTAGTCCTGATGGAAGACCCATATCGTGAGATGCGATGGTATATCACTTTGGATAGTAGACCATACATAGGAGCAACAGTTAACACCGTCGTAGCCAGCTACTACACCTGGATTCAGACTTGGGGAGTCCACATGATGATGTCAGCCTTTGGTACATGGGAAGGCGCTACTGGTTTCCAGTTTGGTATTGCTGCATATCATGGGAGTGTGAATGCTCTTCCTACAAGCACCTCTGGTATAGTTGCAAATACCGATGTCTATGGAGCTTGCCAACCAATTGGTGTGTTTGCTGCTGGCACTGACCCATCAAGTCCTGCAGACGTGAGTATTGCATATCCTGTCTACCTGATGGTTAGGCCATAGCAGATTGGCTTAAGGGGAGGGAAGGAAAAACTCCCTCCCCTTGAGAGCATGAGGGAGGACTGGAATGTTATATTCATGTGCAGGAGTCGCTGTTTGGGTATCAGATGGGAGTCCACCGCTACCTGAAGCTAACTGTACGTTGTGGCTTAATGAGCTTACTGGTAAGTGGTCTAAGTTTAATGGCACTTCTTGGAATACTCTACCCACTCCTGTTGAAATCACTATGGACGAAGAGCTAGCAGCTGCTCTGGCTAATATCGAATTGCTACCTGGCCCTCCAGGTCCTACTGGTGCTGATGGTTCTCAGGGTCTGCCTGGAAATGATGGTGCTCAAGGTATTCAGGGTATTCAAGGAGACCTAGGTGCTTCTGGTGCTAAGGGCGACACAGGGGATACTGGAGCTACAGGCTCGCAAGGAATACAGGGAGAAACTGGTTTACAGGGTGAACAAGGAATACAAGGCGTTCAAGGAGAACAGGGCATACAAGGAGTACCTGGTACTCCAGGCTCAAATGGTATTGATGGCTTCCCTAACATTCTAGTAACTCTCTGGCAGGATGCTGCCTTGACTGCTTGGACTAATATGCCTGCTGCTGAAACAGAGTTCAGGGCTGTTCTAAATACCAGAACCAAGATTGACCTAACCTCAGCCAATAATAGTAGAGTAATAGTTAGGATAGGTACTGCGCCTGTAGCCAATGCCAAGATAAAGGTTCAATACTCTACTGACGATACCAATTTCTCTGACCTGTGTTCAGTTACTATGCCAGCTACAGCCAACAAAACTAATGTGGGTGACTGGACTGCTGTGCCAGGTGGAGCAAAGCAAGATGTGTTTGTCAGAGTAGTAGGAGTAGATGGTAACGGCTCAGCTGACCCAACCTTTGGACTAATAACTCTAGGAGTGAACTAATATGGCTGGAGTATTTGTCACCGACCTAACTGTTAACCCTAGTGGAGATAACCTAGAACTCAAGCTCGACATGGTATTCTTTGCTTCTGGCCTGAAGGACTTGTCTGTAGTAACTATTACTATCTCTCCAGCTGATACTCTAGCTCAAGTCAAGGCAGCTATAGTAGCAGCTATACAAGCTGAGGCTACTAGACTAAGTCTTAATGTACCAGCTGCTAACATGATACTCCCAGCCTTTCAGAAGGGGGCGTAAGCAGATGCCACTGTATGAGTATCACTGTCAGCTGTGTGGTAATGACTTTGACAAGCTACTGCTAGTGGAGCTTAGAGACTCAGTAAGCTGCACCAAGTGTGGAGCTAAGGTGGACAGAGTAATGTCAAACTTCCAGTATAAGATGTTTGACTTCTCTACAAAAGATGGGGAAGGATTCAAGACAATCCAATACTCAAAAGATGAGTACAATGCCAGGTGGCGAGACAAGAACTATGACTACAGGGACAGAACTTAGGGAAAAGCTTAGGAGGAAATCAGATGCCTACTGCTGCTGAAAGTTTAACACCATCCAGTCCAGACGATGCAGTCAAGGAAGCTATCAGCTCATGTATCTCTCAAATGGCTGGGGAGCATCCTGACTGGAAGAATGAGCAGGCTATAGCTGCCTGCTACTCAATGGCTAACAAAGCTACTGGCAAGACTAACAAGAGCAAATCCATGAGAGTAACTGGTATGCAAGGAAACCAATAAGGAGGAAATCATGGCTATAAGACATATCGCTAAAACTATCGCTGCTAATACTACTGAGCTACTTGCAGCTAATGCTAGTAGGTCATATGCACTACTCCAGAATGATTCTGACACTGCTATGTATATAGGTATAGGAACTGCTGCCGTAGCCAATACTGGCCTTAGACTTAATGCTAATGGTGGCAGCTATGAAATGAGCAGAGCTACAAATAATCTTACCAACCTGGCTATCAATGCTTTAGCTTCTGGTGGTAACAAGGTAGCTGTCGGTATTGAAATATATGACTAGGAGGATACTATGGCTGAAGCTGAGAACATTAGACTCTTCCTAGCTAAACGTGGCTACGACACCAAAGTAGAAAAGTCTGGAGCAAACTATACTATAGGTATCAGGGCCAAGTCTATTGAGGAAGTTTCCAAACTCCTAGCTACCATAGGTGAGCCTGGAAGATTCATAGTGTCTGTAGAACTTTCAGACCTGATTGGAGTATTGAGTGACTCCTTTGGCTTGAGGGACATAACTAAAGGGATAGCTGACTTGGAGGTAACTATGTCTAATAATGTGAGGATGCTCACTGAAACTGATGATACGCTTAAGAGACAGAGTGAAGAGTCAATATCGTCTCTTACTGTAAAGATAGAGAACCTTACCAAGGTAGTGAGTGACTTGGTTGCTGATATGCAATATGTCAAGTCTCTACCTTGGTGGAAGCGATTACTTGGCGTGAGGTAGACTTATGCCTATTGAGAATCCTGAATTCTCCACCTTACTAGAAGAAGGTGTCATAGTAGCTACTAGGCCCAAGATTAACTTCATTGGTGCCTCGGTAACAGCCGCTGACAATCCTGGTGATGGTAGGATAGATGTCACTATAGCAGGCGGTGGCGGTGCTGGTGATATGACTGTGGCAGTATATGACCCTGCTGGCATAGCTGAGCAGCTTGTTGGTTTGGTAGCGGTTCAGGAACTAGACAACAAGACTCTGGATAGCTCAGTACTCAAAGGGACATTTACAGCTAGTGGGATAGTGACTCTTCCAGCTATCACTCTTGCTGGCGACCTTACAATGGCGCTGCTTAAAATCCATACTACCAACCTTACTATGTATGATGGAGGCGTTGGTGCTGGTTGGACTATTAGGAACGCTGCTGACAGTGCCTATGCTAGACTTACTGCTGGAGACGTTTTAGCTCAAGGTGATTATCTGCTAAATGCTTCAACGAGTTACATCAGAACCCAGAATGCTGATGGCTTTGCTGGGTTATTTGGAGCTAGGGATACTGGTGTAGGGATAGTTGAAGTTGCTAGATTACAGGGAGCTGCTGACCCTTACTTCCAAATGACTCTACCAGTTGTGCTACTTCCTATCGCCACAGCCTCTCTTCCAGCTACACCAGTTGAAGGGATGCTCACTTATGACGCTACCCTGGACGAATTGACCTTCCGAGACTCAGATAGTTGGGAAGTGATACTTACCAGAAGTGACCTAGACAATACAGCTGGTGGTACTGATGCTCTGATTACATCAGCACCAACCTCTAATGTCCTGTATGACCACGGAGTAGCTACTACAGGAGTACATGGAGTAGGGGCAGGAACCATAGCCAAGACTGCTGATATTACAGCGACTAAACTGGATGATTTCGCTACTCCTGACGATAACACTGACCTCAATGCTAATACCACTAATCATGGTCTATTACTTAAAGCAACTGCCCCTGCCGTTGGCCTGTACAACTATGTAGGTATAACTAATGGTGAGACTGTCTACACTAATAAGGCTTTGTTTGATGCCACCGCTCCAACTGATAGTGATGCTGTTAGTGCTGGTGCAGTAGGAACAGCAGCTACAGCAGCCAGAAGAGACCATATACATAAGGTTGATGCTGCCATTGCTGATGATGCAGTCCTAACTGTAGACTCTGCTGATGCAGCAGATAATGAGTATGCTAGATTCACTGCCAGCGGTCTGGAGAGTAGGACAGTAGCTGAAGTTATTGCTGACCTACTGAGTGTTGCCTTACCAGAAGATACTGCCATTATTCTTGATGCATCAATAAGTGCTGATGGGCACTACTCAGGGATTGTCGAGGCTGGTACTGCTGGTGCAACACTGGCATTTGGTGACTTAGTATACTATGCAGTAGCAGACTCTAGATGGGAGCTGGCTAAGGCTGATGTGGCTGCTACCTCATTCGGGAAGTTGGGTATATGTGTACTAGCTGCTGCTAATGATGGTTCAGCTACTACAATTCTACTGTATGGCAAAGTGAATGGAGCAACAGCTTTCCCAGCCCTGACAATAGGTGCTCCAGTGTTCATAAGTGCAGCCACGGCAGGTGACATAACTATAACTGCACCAACTGGTACTACTAACTTTGTGGTTAGGATAGTAGGCTACGGTAATACAGCAGATGAGTTGTTCTTCTGCCCAGACCTAACCTACATAGAGTTAGCATAAGGAGAGCAATATGGTAACAGTAACTTTCACAATACCTGATGCAATAGCTACAGAGCTAAACCAAATGGCTGTATTAGCGGGGTATCCAAATGCTAAAGCTATGGTCGTAGCCTACCTAAAGTATGAGCTACAAACAGCTAGAACTCAGGCTAGAGACAATCTCATTAAGCAAGCTAATCCTGTATCTACTGACGATGCTATAATTAGTTAGGAGAACTATGCCACTAACTCTGATAGGAAACAACACATACAGATGGACTTACCCTAACGGTGAGACTGTAGAGATAGGTGACGCTGCTACTGGAGTATTTCGCCCTCACATGAAGTTCAATAGGTGGGGAGAGTGTAGTATAGGATTAGGATTCCCAGGTATAGCAGCTATGAGTCAGGTAGTCAATGGAGATACCATCGTAGCAGAGAATGCTGGGTACAAGTTGGAGTGGTCTCCTACTCCAGTTAGCTCACTCTACAATGAGTTTGGAGGCTACGACTGGAAGATAACTCTGAAGGCTAAGCCACCTACCAATTCATTTGCTTTTGCATTTGATTCTACTAATGTAGTTGCCTCTCATCAACCTGTACTCACAGCACAGGAAATTTTATTTGGAGCTACTCGACCTGACCATGTAGTTAACTCTATAGCTTTTTTCCACGCTACAAAAGGTGGAACTGTATCGGTATCTGATGTTGCTAGAGGTCTAACTACAGGTAAGATAGGGCACTGGTATAGGATGCAAGCTGTAGACTCTTCTCCTATCCCAAAGACTGCATGGCTTGATTGGTCACTTCCTTCAGCTAACATAATAAGAGGAACTATTGACCAAAACTTTCTTAATGCTGCTACATATCCAGTTGTTTTATCTCCTATAGGAGATACATTTGGCTTTACTACTAAAGGTGGCTCACAAGGTTCTATAGAGAATACTTTCTGGGGGTCAAAAGTAACTGGCGCTGCTGGTACAGGTGTAAGTATATCAGCATGGCTAATTGTAACAACCACTACTCATTCTACCAAGTGCTGTGTATATACCTATGCAACAAAAACTCCGTTTACTAATGGAGACACTGAGGCAAAGAATCTAACAACCGCTGTTGATGGAAGTGTAGTAACAACGTTCAATTTTTCAGTTGCTCCTACCCTAACTGCTGCTACATATGGGCTGATTCCCTGGTCTATAAGTACAACAGGAGACTGCAAGATATACTATGATTTAACTGGTGGTACTGCACTACTATATGACTCCAGGAACTATAATGGCTGGCCTACATCATACTGGATTGAATATGCTGACTACAAGATATCTATATACTGTACTTATACCCCACCAGTTTCTGGTTGGACTGGTATTGCAAAAGTAAGTGGAGTTACTCAAGCTGCCTTAGGTAAGATTGATGGTGTAGCTAAGGCAGCTATAGCAAAAATAAATGGGAGGGCAGTGTGACAGAAGAAATTACTCAGGCAGTAGATAAGGTTATTACCAAGCAAAAGTTGATAGCAGATAGGGAAAAGTTTGCCAAGCAGCTCAATACCCTAATGGAGCAAGCTGCATTAGTTCAGGAGAATATTAGCAGATGCAGAGGAGCTATAGGGTATATCAATGAGACACTGAATAAACTAGAGGAGAAGCCAGATGGATAAGCTATATCATAGCTTCCTCTATGTCATGGGCTTTCCTACTAAGTCTGAAGAAATAGGGACTGGTGGACTATATATTACTGATATGCTTCAGCTTCAGAAGCAGCGGTTTCCTAAAGCTTGGTGGGTAATGAGTATTCTGTCAGTATTCCTATCCTTCTGTTTGTTCATATTCAATATCTGGCTATTACTCCATGTCATAGGTATCAGGCCATTTGGTACTCCAAGAAAAGAAGGAGAGTAGATGGATACTTGGATACTGAGCCTCTTTGGAACTACTCTAATAGCTCAGATAGCTCAGGGATATTTTGTATTCAGAAGGCTAGGCTCTATGGAGACTGCTCTGAGAAATGCCTGCCCATTTGGTTCCTGTCCACTGTTTAATAGAGCAAAGACAGAAGCAGCTCCACAGAGAGCAGAGTCTCAACCGTAAGGAGGAAGCGATGATTTGGTTAATAGTGTCTGCATTCTTTGGTGGTATACTGGTAGACCTGGCTAGCTGGGCATCTAATAAGCCAGAGCCATTCAATACTAGAATGTTTATCTGGAGTGCTATCAGGTCATTCTTCACTGCAGTAGGAGCAGTATTCGTTCTGAAGTATACAGCTCCACTAGATATTCAACAGATAGCTATGGCGCTAATCTTTGGAGCTGGTGGTGATGCTACCATCAAGAGACTATTTGCTGT